GTTCCGTTCCCTCGTCAAGGAAAACATTGATGCGTGGAGCAATCTCGCCAAGGGGAAGAACCCGTTCGAGGGTTTCTTCACAGGCGGCAAGGGTGGTGCGTCGGTTGCCGATTGGTGGCAGCAGACCAACGACCACATGCTCATGTCTGAGGTGCTGCGCGAAACAGGCATCTCCGAGAAGTTGGGCATCGAACCTGGAAGCAAAACGGAAATGGCGTTGGGCCTCGGCTTGGACATCGTCACCGACCCCGTCGTGTACCTCACGGGCGGCTGGGGTGCTGTCCCGCGAGGGTTGAAGGCCCTGGGCAAGGTCGACGATGTCGTCAAGGCGCTGACGAAAGCGTCAGGTCTCGCCGCCACGCCGGCCAAAGCCGCCGAGTTGACGGCCGCTGCGGCACGGGTCAGCAAGAGCCGGTCGATTCTGTCGGCCGGCAAAGCTTTGGAAGACATCGGGATCAAAACAGGGTTGACGTTGACGATCCCTGGGACGGGCCGCCTGGGTCGCCATGTCGTGGAGAAGCCGTTGAGCATCGCCACGGGGGGTGCTGTGGGCAAGGCCGCTCGAACGCAGCGAGCCAAATACGTTCCCGCGTTCATCCTGCCCGACAAGGCGTTCGACGTTCAAAAGTATGCCCCTCAGATCGCTGACTCGATGAAGCTGTTGAAGAAGGGCGAAACAGCGGTGTCGGACATGCTTCTCAAGGGTGGCATTCCGAAGGCGTTGCATCGGGACATCATGCAGGCTGCGGCGTTTGGTCGCCGCCTGCCGATCACGTTGCCGTTCACGTTGCCGTGGTCGACACCGCTGATAAAGGCGGTGGCGCCACTGCCAGGGTTCGCGTTTCGTCTGGCGTCGCAACGCAAGGTGGCGCAGAGTTTCGACAATGCGTTGAATGCGCGTGCCCCGATTCGGGCCATGAAGCTGGCCGACAATCCTGATGATGCGTTGGCTGGGATCTACATGGAAGAGGTCGCCAACAATGCGGCGATCACGGCGGGGACGTTCAAGAGGCGCCTGCTGGGTGCCCCAGGTAAACCGCCGTTGGGGTACAGGATGGCTGCGAAGGCTGCTGGTGTTCCTGAGGAGGGGTCGGGGGCTATGCGGATCGTGGAGCAGGCTAAGAAACTGGGCATTTCGAGTGAAGATTTGATGAGGGCTTCTGACAGGCCCACATTTGTGAACGGTGTGCTGAACCCTGAGTTGCCTGAATCGTTTCGACGGTTGGGCGCTAAGGGCACCACATTCCATGAGGAGCTGTTGAAGTGGTGGGATGACGCCCGTCGGTTGACGAACGAGCAGTTGGCGGGGACGCCGTTGGCGGGGTTCGCTGACGATTTGTATGCGGCGCGTTACCTGTCGGCGGCTGGCCAGGAGGTTCTTGGCGGTGGAGGTGTCAGGTCTGCCGGCCGTGGCGGTCTCGGGGGGACGCCGTGGCAGCCCAGGGAGTACATCACGCCGTCGCAGTACACGAAGATGGTTGCCCAACATGGTGAGGAGGAGGCCGCTAAACGATTTTCGCAAACATTCTTGGGTGAGCCGTTGCAGAACGTGACTGGTCCTGGGGCGACCGGCAAGTCCATTCTTGATCAGAGGGACGAGATCGGCAAGCTGGTTCTCGGCGAGCAGGAGTACAAGCAGTTGTTCTCCAATGACTTCAATGAGGTTGTGACGAGGTACATCAACGACATGGCCCAGGGGGTCGATGTTCAGAACGTGTTGCGGGGCATGGAGAACATCGGTCTGGTTGTGAGGACGGATGCCCGTGGGGCTATCCGCATGGATCTCGCTAGCCGGTTTAGGCGTATCGCTGGTGATCGTGGGACGATCAAACAGTTCGAGGGCAAGATTGATGCGAATCGTGTGGGTGCGGCTCGGTTGCGGCAGGTTGACGAGGCCGCTGCGGGTGTTGGAGGTGTGGGAACTCCGACGGTTGGCTTGCCGGCCGATTTGGCGCCCGAGTTGGGGCGCCGCATCAACGCCGCGCAGCGTTCCGTAGCGGGGCTGACCTCAGGGAAGGCAACATGGTTGCCGAAGGAACTTCAGGCTGCGATCAAGGGTCTCGATTCGTTGACACCACTGCCCACAGGGGGGTGGGCGCGGGTCATGGAGCAGTACGGCGGGTTTGCCGACGAGATCGGCGCCGAGGTGGCGCGTCTGCGCCAGTTGGTGGCCGGCGTGGACGCTGCGGCGAAGCAGGCCGGCACCAGGGGTTACGCAGAGTTGCAGGCTGTGAACCGCAACATCACGGTCATGGAGTCTGCGTTGGCTCAGATGAACGGTTTGATGGCTCGGGCTGCGTTGAACGACAGGACCGTCAAGGCGGGCCGTCAGCTCGTCAAGACGTTGGAGACTGGGACGATTCCGTCTTCGATTCTTCCTGAGATGAAGGCGTGGGCTAAGAAGTATTCGGAGTGGGTTGATCTCGACAATCTGACAGGGTCGACCTTGTACCTGCATGCGGCTGATGACGACTTCCTGAAGGCGGTCGGTGCCCAGATAGCGACGGGGGAGATGCCTGATCTGGCGTACATCGCTGAGAAGGTCGCCGCAGCAGAAGCAGGCGGTCTCGCCAACGCCCGCCTGTACGGCGAAGCGTTGGAAGAGGCCAAGGCGGCAGCGGAGAAGTGGCAGGGCATCGCACCCGACCTGGAACGCGGGCTGGAAGAGGCCCGCCTGATCGCCCAGAAGGACATATTGACTCCTGACGATTTGTTCAACCAGCAGAAGTACCTACAGTCCGCCAAAGAGCAAGCCATGGAACTCGAACTGGAAATGAACCGTGCCCGACGGTCAACGGAGCTTGGCCGTCGCATCTCGGCGATGGACAGCCAGGAGGATGCGTTGCGGGCACTCAACCAGGAACGCACCATGCAGGGCTTTCAGCATGCGTACAACGAGGCGTTGTCGAACCAGTTGACGGGGCCGTGGTTGAAGGGCTATTCGGCGGTCAACATGAAGGAGTCCGCTGACCTGTTCGCTTCGGCAACGCTGGCCGCTGCGAAACTCAACAGCGCCGGCGCAATGGCCGACTGGACGAAGGGATACAAGTCGTTGCTGAACTATTGGAAGGCACAAGCGGTCGCTACCCCTGGGTTTGTGATTCGCAACATCATGGGTGCCACCTGGATCAACTCTCAGATCCTGGGTGTCGAGATGGGTCAGCACATGAAGACTTCGGCGATGCGTCGCATGGCGATGAAGTCGTCCATCGACGCTGTCAAGGACAAGAAGTACCTGCAGCATCTTGACGATCTGGCGGCGAGAACGGGGAAGGTTATCGACCGGCCGGTGGCCGGTCATCTCGGGTCGGGCAGCCAGTATTTGGCGTGGAAGACGGTTGAGACAGGCCAGCCGGTCAAGCTCGCTGGGGTGCGCGGCATGTTCCGCAATGCCACTGATCGGGACTGGCGGATCTTCGATGAGATAGAGCGGTCGGGGATCGCTGGTGGAGGTCAGGCTGCTATCGAGGTGGCGGAGAAGTCCGCCATGGCGTCGATGGGAACCTGGAATCCGTTGCGGGCGCACTTCTGGCCGTTCAAGGCGGTGCGGAAAGCCAACACTGAAGCCGAGTTCATGGTGCGTATGACCGCAGGGCGGCATGTCATGGAGGGCGGCGGCACCCTCGATGAGGCATGGAAGGCGATCAGAAAGTTCCATTTCGATTACAGCGAACTGACACCGACCGAAGCCAAAATCAAGATGGTGATTCCTTTCTGGAAGTGGCAGAAGAACATTCTGCCGGTGCTGATCGAATCGATTGGGAACCGGCCGGCAGCATGGTCGAGGCTGCGGCAGGTCAAGGGCGAACTGGAGTACGCCAGCGAAGCCGAAGGGGTCGTCCCCGACTACTTCATGGAGAACCTGGGTATCCGTTTGCCGTGGAGGATGGACGGATCGCAGCTCTACGTCCTCCCCGATTTGCCGTTCAAGGATCTGAACCGTTGGATGCGGTCCGATGACCGGCCGATCACGGGCCTCAAGCCGTTGGACATGGCAACCAGGGCGTTCGCCGAATCGGCGTTCCCGTATGCCAAGCTGCCCATCGAGTTGTGGGCCGGCAAGCAGTTCTTCGCAGACCTGCCGTTGAAGGGTCGCTTCCAGAATGTGCCGCCGTCGTATGCGAACATCCCAGGGTTGATGCCGATCCTCGGAGCGTTGGGGAAAGCGGAGGAGAACCGTAAGGGCGAATGGAAGATGACCGATTCGGACCTGTATGTGTTGGATCAGATGATGCCGTTCATGGGGCGGCTGCGCCGCCTCATCCCAGGCGAGGAAAAGTATGAGAAGCGTTGGATGACGACGTTCATGTCGACGATGTTCGGTGGTGGCCTGCGGGCGAACACCCCTGAGGAGCAACGCAACCAGTTGATCCGCATGCAGCGTGAGTTGTCGGACGACATGAAACGCATGATCGACATTGAGGTCCGCAACGTCTAGACTCGCTGGGACGAAAGCAGGTTAGGTTGATGGACTTCATCTCACGCGACGATTGGCACGCCAGACCGCCGAAGAGGCCGTTCACGCGGCTGCGTTCTTCCCGTGTCGTGGGAATAGTCGTTCATCACTCTGGCGTAGTCGACCCGCCACAGGGCGTTACCGCAGTTCGAGCCTACGAGCGATACCACATGGATACTCGCGGTTGGAACGCTGTTGCCTACAACTGGCTTGTTGACGAAAACGGAGTGATCTATGAGGGCCGAGGTTCAGGGATCGTTTCTGGCGCTACCAAGCACTACAACTTTAAAACAGAAAGCATCTGTTACACGGGCTTCGGAGGCAAGAAGATTCCCGAACCTGCCCTCATAGGCATCTCAGAGGTTATTGCAGACATCCAGTCCCGTTACGGAGGGAAACTGTGGTTGAAGGGCCATAAGGACTTGTCGTCGACGGCGTGCCCTGGAACAGAGTTGCATGCATGGTTGGTCAACGGATGCGTTCTTTACGCTGGGAACCCGTCAACTATCGACTTTGAGGGGATAGCACGGTTCTTCCGCGAGTTGGGAGCTGTTCTTGATGCCAAGCCGTTGTCGAGGCTGCGGCGTTCCCGAGGCGAAATGGTTCGATGGGTGCAGGCCCGCTTGCGGGACAAGGGTTACGACCCTGGGCCGGTCGACGGTGTCTTCGGGGCGAAGACGAGGTTGGCGGTAAAAGATTTCCAAACCAATCTGGGGATTCTGCGGAAAACGGGGGCAGTGGACCGTTCAACGTGGGACGCTCTGTTCCTCTTGTAGGAGGTACTTTCAATGCCTAAAGGAAAAGGATACGAAACGTTTGAGGATACGTTCGGCAGTCAAGACGACCAGCCCAACGACTCAACGTCTTCGTTCACCATGTGGGACATGAGTCAGAAGGCGAAGAAGGCTGCCTCGTATCTACGCAGCACCAATCTCGGCAACGCCAACAGCGGTGGCCGACCATTCGGAAAGTAGGTTCTGATGCGTGACGGCAAAACGCCGAAACTGGTAGCCACTGGTCGTATTCTGGTCGACAGCGTGAAACGCGGCAGTTTTTCGCTGCCGGCAGGCCAGTCGCGTTCAGCAGCCCGCAAAGCTCTGCGAGATTGACAGTGGGCCAGAAGCGCCCGAAACGTCCGAAGCCCCGCTACTAGCATGCCGCTCAAACGCGGATCCAGCCGTGCGACAGTGTCGCACAACATTGGTAAACTAATCGGTGAGGGCTATCCGAAAGATCAAGCAGCGGCTATAGCCTACTCAAAGGCTGGCCGCGGAAAGAAGGGGAAGTGACTACGTCATCAAAGTTTTCGTGGGGTTCATGGGGCGAACGGGCAGCGTGGACTGCGGTGCAGGCTTTCACTGCTGTCATCATCATCGGTGACCTTTCAACGCTTCGCACTGCGGTTATCGCAGCGGGAGCAGCGTTGTTGTCGGCAGTGAAGACGCTAGCCAGGGAACGACTCGGGTCGTGAGTGAAGAGGCGCCGCTCGATTTCGAGGCGGCGTGGTCTTCGTGGTTTGCCAGCTCTGTCAGGCAGGAACTACAGGAGGGCATCACCACAGAGTTGGAGCGTGCCAGCGGCACGTTCGAGGTTGAGGACGGCACCCACGCCAAGTGGAACGGTGAACACCTCGGCGTGTTGACCGTGTTCACCACAGACGAAGTGATCGCCTTGTTGTGTGCGTGGGAAGAAGCCGAGCGTGGCAACTGGTTGGCTCAGAAGGAAATGCTGATCTGGTTGGAGAAATGGATGCAGTTCATTACTTGTTGTGTGGAAGCAACTCCGCCTGATTGTCTGGGTTGAACCACTGTCGACCTAGTCGTTCTTGAACGACGGAATCGTCGCTGAGGATTTGTCGAAGGTTCGCGATGATTTTGTCTCGTTTTCTTGCCACAGTCGTTTTAGGCATTCCGATAACACGGCCAACAAAACGCAGAGACAACCTAACAACAACAAGCATGTCGAAAAGCCAGCGGTCATCTTCATCCAGGGTGTCGAGAGCGTCGGCTAAAGCCTCGCGTAGGGTGAGCTGTTCAAGAACGGATTCTTCTGGTTCGTTGGTGGGGTCGCAAACAAGGAGTGCCTCCAACCCTGAGAAGGGGCGGGTGAACGCCGAGGTGTGCATGTGGCGGTCGCCAGCCCGACCCCACGGGAGAAGGGGATCGTAGAGGGATTCCT